AATTATGAGTTCAAATTTAGACCGTTTCAGTTGCGGCGTAACGCCAAAAATCCCCGACGAAGTCGGAAGCTGCGAAGTTTGCGGCGGGACCATTTACGACTACGAGCTAATGAATTGCAGCGTCTGCGATGCGAAGATACACAAAGGCTGTACTGAGGTTTGCGACGGCTGCGGTTTCGTCGGGTGCAAGAACTGTTTAACTGAAATTGACGGCCTACTGTTTTGCGAAGATTGTAAGGAGAAGGCTAATGCCGATAGCAATTTCCAAATTAACTGAGTCAGACAAGGGCCGGTGGGTTTTGTACGTCGGCATGGCCGGCGAGCGAGAACAGGGACGCATTGAATCCTGGAACCAAAGTTTTATCTTTGTGGTCTATAAATGCGACGGCGACTGGGACAACTACGAGAATTACACGGGACAGGCAACGGCTCCTGATCAATTATGTTTTTTGCCGGAAAGCGAGATAGATCGTGCCGATAACAGAAGCTGAAAGGCTGAAGCGCAAAGAATACATTGGCTCATCCGATATGGCCGCAATTCTTGGATTTGACAAATACAAGAATGCCTATGACGTTTGGTTAGACAAGACAAACCGGACGAACGATTTCGAGCCGAACGAAGCCATGCTGGCCGGGACACTTTTTGAGCCGGGAGTGATTGACTGGGCGGAAGTGCAGCTCGGCCCATTGCGAAGAAACGTTGAATTGTTTCTTGAAGAGTTCCACTTGATAGATCACCTTGATGCGCAGGTTATCATTACGGGGGATCCGGTCGAAGCCAAGACGGCGGGCCTGTTCGGTCCGCTTGTGGATGAATGGGGCGAAGCCGGATCTGATGAATTGCCGGACGGAATCCTTATTCAATGTCACTGCCACATGATATGTTCCGAGCATGAATTGTGTCACGTTCCCGCCTTTATTGGCGGTCGAGGGTTCGTCATGTTCGAAGTCAAAAGAGAACAGATTATCGTCGATACGATTCTGGAAAAGGCGTTGGACTTCTGGGATTGCGTAGAGAACGATACTCCGCCCGAAAACATAACGCCGAGCCTTGCTTTTATCAAGAGGATCAAGCGTGTTCCTGAAAAGGTAATTGATTTTGACGAAGAGCAGGTCAAGTTGATTAAAGATTTTCAGGATGCAAAAAACAAGGTCAAGTGGGCCGAAGCTATTCTTGAAGATGCACAGTCTGCGATACTGACGGCCCTGGGCGACGCCGAGGCTGCAAATTTCGTGCTGGATAGACAGCCAATGATGCTTACCTATTTCGAGCAATGCTCGCGTCTCATTGACGTAGAAAGGCTCCGAAAGGAGCTGCCGGAAATTGCAGCCAAGTACACGAAAATTTCAAAGTGCCGCGTTACACGGCTGAAAAAAGTTAAACGAGAATATACTATTTCATCAATCAAATTATAAGGAGAAAATCATGGCAAAGAAACAGCCACAACAAGCAGACAATGTTCCTGAAAAAGAACAGGAGAAAACACCAAAAGAAGAAATTCATAATTTGGCGATATTCACCGCCCCGCGATTGCCTTACCATCCAGCCATACAGGAAAGGTTTGGAATTGACAAGAGCGATTGGATGGCATTGACGACCGCCATCTATCCCAACGCCCAGACAACTGAATCGGTGGTTCTTGCATTGAGTTACTGCAAAGCTCGCAAGCTGGACCCCTTCAAACGTTGCATCCATATCGTCCCTATTTGGGACAATCAGAAACGCTGCCTGGTCGATACTGTGTGGCCGGGAATCGGCGAACTGCGAACTACGGCACACAGAACGAAAAATTACGCCGGCCGCGACAAAACTGAATTTGGCCCGATGATGGAGCAGACCTGGGGCTCTGGCAATGAGTCGGTGACGGTGAAGTTTCCAGAATGGGCACAAGTGACGGTCTACCGGAATGTCAAAGGGCAGCGAGTCGCTTATGCTGGATCGCAGGTTTACTGGCTTGAAACTTATGGCAGCCATAAGAATGGAGCGCCTAACAGCATGTGGCAGAAACGACCCAGAGGCCAAATTGACAAATGCGCAGAGGCGTCTGCGTTAAGGTCTGCTTTCCCGGAAGAGGTCGGCAATGATTATATCGACGCGGAGGCTCATTTGAGCAGGGAGGTCGAATCAAGGGAAGTTAAAAAGGATGTCGAATCTGGCGTCACCGCACTAAAAGACCGTCTGGCCGAACGCGAGAAGAAACAGAACGGCGGCAACAGCGAAGATGAAGTTGTGACTGACCAGCAAATCGAAGATGCGATTGTCAATGCCAATTCAGCCGGTCCCGAGCCGGTCGATCCTGATGAGAGGCTGAAAGAAGTCAACGAAAAGATCAATCAGCAAAAGGAAAAACTGGTTTCGGTGGGATCTGGAAGCAGGAAATCGAATCTGTTTTGACAAGTGAATACGAACACAACGGCCGATAAAGGCCAACGTGATATGCCGGCGGTGACGGAATGTTGCTGAAGCGCTATTGGCACCTTATCCATTGCACGCGAGAGCAGGCGGTTTTTTCTGACCCGAAGCGAACCTGCGAAGAAAGTGGGATAGGCCCGCCGGCCTTTTTTAAAAAAAGGAGAAAAACAAAATGAATAACACGGAAGAAAAAATCATACAGTTGCTTACAAGTACGAATCGCAAAGGCATGGACGCGATGATCGGTTACCTGAAAGCGGAGGGCTTTTTCGAGGCACCTGCATCGACCAAATTTCACGGAGCATATCCGGGCGGGCTGGCAAATCACAGCCTTAGAGTTTATGAGTTGCTTACGGGATTTAACAACATGCTCATGCTCGGCACAGGCACGGGTTCCGGGCAAGAGCCACTGCCATTAACGCAGGAGAACATCACCATAGCTGCCCTGCTGCACGATGTTTGCAAGATCGGGGCTTATATCGGCATCAAGAAACCGTACAAGTGGAACCGGGGCCAGCCCAAGGGTCACGCCCTGCTGTCCATCGCCCGCATCAAAGAGTATATCGAGCTGACGGAGATCGAGGAGCTGATAATCACGTACCACATGGGCGTTTACGGCCTGAATGAATTTTACAAAGAAGATGATTGGCAATCGGGCGAATTCCCGCTGAGGGGCGATGAATCAAAGAGCAAAGAAGAACGCCGAGGCAAGTCGCTGGCAAACGCCTGGTATCACAACCCGGTAGTCAAGGTCATGTATTTCTGCGATGAGATTGCAACGCTTGAGGAAAAAGTAAACTAAGCAGGCTAAGAATAATTGAAAGGAGAAAATCAAAATGCAGTTGAAACGATTAAAGATTAACCACTTCGTCGGCGTGCCGGCAGCCGACGTCGAATTTGACAGGCCGGTGTCCCTATTTGTGGGCAAGAATAATCAGGGGAAAAGCACGATCAAGGACGCTATCCTTTTCGCATTGACGGGCAAGGCCAGGGCAATGAGCAAGTTCAATGAGTCACGCAACCTTGTTAATGGCGACAATAGCATGTTTGTCGAGCTTGATACTGTTGACAAGGAAACGGGGGAAATCAATTCGATCAGGCGTACAGTCGGCACACCGGGGGGGTCTGATGCAAAGTCCGTCCTTCGATACTGCCTTAGTCCCCACGAATTCATCGCATTGCCCGCCAGGGAAAGGGGCAAAGTCCTTGCCGAGGTTCTTGGCGGCGGTTTGAGCGATGTTATCAAGGCGGCAATCGCAGAGCACGTCGGCAACATCAACGAAACACTTCTGAAAGAAATTAAGTCGAGCGGGATTAACATTCTCGACGTGGACGTATTTAAGAATGAGGTTGTCGAGATCAGAAGGGCGCTCAAAAGGACGAAGAATGAGCTGCCCGGCAAGCCGCCGCTGATTGGAGATTTTGAACTGCCGGTAAACTACGATGTTGCCCCGGACGAAAAGGCAATCAAAGAACTCGGCAATAGAATAGCAAAGGGCGGCGAGATCATAGCCGAGGCCAGGCGTAATATGGAAATCAAAGCCGAGCTGCTCGATATCGAGAATCGCACAACGAAAGCCAAAGGCGAGATCGGGAAGGTGCCGAACCTGCCCCCTGGGATATCGGCCGACGAGATCAGGATGGCGAGCGTATATTGCAGCCTGATCGGCGATCTTCTCAAAGAAAATAAAGCCGCAAACATCAAGTGCCCGTTATGTGAGTGCACACCAAAACGGGACTCGTTAACAATTCGACAAA